CCCCGGAAACAAAGACGCAGAAGAGAGGCCTTTTGAAACCACAGAAACAGCGCCTTTCCTTTCAAGGTACTTCAGGACATTTCAAGGTAGAGTTGTCGGCGCGCTCAAGAAAGAGTCAATTGTTCAGTGCCTAGACTTTGTGAGAGAAGACACTGAAGCCCACTACATAGAGCTAATGGACATTACAATGCGAGAAGCCTGCATCTGGGATAGAGAGTTCTACGAAAAACTTGCGAAACATTTTCGAGAACTATTCAAAACTTTGCACATAGGACATCCAGTGTACAGTTTTGAGCAAGCCAAAATTATCGTCATGCAACAAATTGGCTTGATTCACGTAAATTCGACTGACGTGAGCAGTCCCAATGCGAGTGCGCAGGGCATCCAGATTGCCGGTACTCGTTTAACTTTTCAACAAGCTTTAACAAAGCAAACAACAACAACAACCAAAACAATGGCTGCATACACTATTACGTGCGGCTGTAATAAGTCTTTCCCCGCCTGGCTTTTGTATAAACATCATGCAAGAGCAAAGGAGACGAAGGACTGCAACAGGGGCATTCTGGTGCCGGAAAAACCAGAAGATTTCGTCGAGACAGTCTTATCTCGACGGGAAGAAGATTTCGAAGTGGACAAATTTTTCGAAATCACAAGAGATCACATTCTCTCAGTTGAGGCCATCTACAAGGGCTTCTTTGAGAGGCCGCTTCTTGAGAGACACGACGCTTCAAAATTCACCAAAGAGGAAAGCGTCGGCTACGCTCTAAAGTTCGTCTATGGACTTGAGGGACCACTGTGGGATTCAGCTTTGGCGCACCACTACAAGCACAACAACCATCATCCAGAATTTTATGCAGATGTGTCTGCAATGCCTGAAGAGGCAGTGATGGAAATGCTTGCCGACCATGCTGCATGCGTTGTTATAAAACGCAACGTTTCCAGCAAGGATGCGCTACGGCTTATGATCCAAGACTACACAACAGGGATCTACAAGACAAGATGGACACCGGGCCTGCGAGACAGGCTTGTGACTTTGGCGAGAAGAATTTTGGACGGTCGCACTATAGTCCAGCCGAGGACTAATCTTAAATGTCCTCACTGCACTGTGGTAGCGACAGGCGTTTTGGCATTGGCCAAACACGTG